AAGAGTTTATTTGGAGATGATAGAGTTGAAGCGGAACTTGAAAAGTTTCTTGAATTTGATTTCTTTCCAAGAGTTGGCGGCGGCATCGGGATGACACGCATGATTGCAGCCCTAGATAAGCTGTAAACTAATCTGAGGTGGTGGAATTGGTAGACACGCGGTACTGTTTATACCGTGAATATATACTAGCGTAAATGTGTATTTATTCGTGCAGGTTCGACTCCTGCCCTCAGAGCCAAAAAAAAAGTGAGTTATATTATGAAAATAGCATTATTAGGATATGGATTTGTTGGTAAAGCAGTTCATAATCTTTTAGAAGATCATCATGAAGTTGTTATTATTGATCCAAAATATACAGATAATAAAATAGAAGATCAAGTAGCATTAGATGGATATATAATTTGTTTACCTACACCTGAAGATAAATCTGGTAAATGTGATATGAGTATTATATTCAATATGCTTAAAAAAATTCCAGTCGTTGATGAAAAAGATATCAATGTTCTTATAAAATCAACTATATCAATCGAAGGTTGGAGAGAAATAGAAGATAAATTAAATTATCTTGATATTTGTTTTTCACCAGAATTTTTAACTGCAGCAAACGCAAATGAAGATTTTAAGAATCAAACAGAAATGTTTTTCGGTGGTGGTGATGAATTTTTCTGGGTAGATATTTTTAATCCTTGTAAAGAATTTGTTGCAATATTTTCTTCAGTGCCAGAACTTATTTTAATGAAGTATGTTAGAAACTCTTTTCTAGCAACAAAAGTTGCTTTTTTTAATGAAATATATGATTTATGTTCTAAGATGAATTTACAATATGATGAGGTAAGTTACTTAGTAGGTATGGATAAAAGAATAGGTTACTCACACATGAAAGTTCCTGGTCCAGACGGCAGAGGCTTTGGAGGTGCTTGTTTTCCTAAAGATACTAAAGCACTATATAATTCTGCAAAACTTAAAGATCATTCTTTAGATATTCTTGATGCAGTGATTTCTTCTAATGAAAAGGTAATAAAAGACAATGTTTAAATTTTTTACTTCAAAACACTGGATGCATTGGTCAATTTTTGGAACACTTTTGATCTTATTTTCTACTTGGTATCAAGTACAGATTGATGTTGCGATAAATGAATGGTTTGGTGATTTTTATAATAATCTCCAAGAGGCATTAGCTACACCTGGTAGTATTACTCCAGCAGAATTTTATGGATCATTAGCATCTTTCGGTTGGCTAGCAGCAAAGTTTATTGCTATTGCGGTGATCACTAAATTCTTTGTATCTCACTGGATATTCAGATGGCGAACAAGTATGGTTGAGTACTACCATGATAAGTTTAAATATGCTAGAAGTCTAGAAGGTGCGTCACAACGTATCCAAGAAGATACTATTAAATTTGCTAGAATTATGGAAGACTTAGGTGTTGGTCTTATGGAGTCAATTATGACTTTAATTGCTTTCATTCCTATTCTTATTGGTCTATCTGCGGCAGTTACACATTTACCAATCTTAGGTGAAGTTTCTAATTCTCTTATGTGGGTTGCAGTTGCAACAGCATTAGGAGGTACTCTGTTGCTTGCTGCAGTAGGAATAAGACTACCTGGAATTGAGTATGACATTCAAAAACGTGAAGCTGGTTACCGTAAAATTTTAGTACATGCAGAAGATGATCCTAGAGCAGGTCAACCCAAAACTCTTGCAGAATTATTTGATTGGGTAAGAGATATTCATTTTAAATCATATTTTCATTATGCTTATTTCAACATGGCAAGATATTCCTACTTTCAAGGTATGGTTCTTGTTCCGTATCTTGCATTGGGTCCTACAATTCTTGCGGGAACAATTACATTAGGCGCTCTACAACAAACAATAAGAGCGTTTGGTAGAGTGGAAAGTAGTTTACAGTATGTTGTTAAATCTTGGGCTGTTGTAGTTGAATTGATAAGTGTTTGGAAAAGATTGCGAGAATTTGAAATTCAAATCAAGATTGGCGAATCTTCAGATCCACGTTGGAGAGGATAAATGAAATCATATGTAATAACAATTCAAGAAATGTCGCACTCCATAAGATCGGCAAATAAATGTATTATGTCTGCATCTGATTATGATATTGAAGTTGAAATATTTGAAGCAATAACTCCTAATCATAATCCGGTAAAGATGTTAAAAGACAAGGGAATTGGTGATACAAACTTTAATGAAGTCTATTCTAGAACAGACCGATGCATTTCTGCATTTCTATCTCACCATACACTCTGGGAAAAATGTGTCGAAGATAATGAACCATATTTAATATTTGAACATGATGCTATTGTTGAAACTATTATTCCGCAAACAATTTTAGATTTTGAAATTGAGCCTAAATTAATCAGTTTTGGTGCACCATCTTATGGTAAATTTAATACTCCTCAAAGCTTAGGATTAAATACTTTAATGTCTAAGCAGTATCTTCCTGGTGCCCATGCATATATGCTTAATCCTGAAGCAGCTAAAAAACTAATAGAGTCTGCAAAAACAGATGCTGGACCAACAGACGTATTTCTAAACAACGCTAGATTTAATTTTTTATATGAATGGTATCCTTATCCTGTTATTGCAAAAGATACGTTTACAACTATTCAAAGAAAAGAGGGTTGTTTAGCTAAACATAGTTATGGTGATGGTACAAAATATGGCATTATTTGATAAAATATTTTTAACAGGTTGTGATGCTGGCCATCAGTGGATTTTACCTTGGTTTCTATCTGGATATACTGCACATAATGACATACCTTTGGTTTTTGCAGATTTTGGAGTCACAGTAGAATGTAAAAATGAATTACTTGAAATGGGATTTGATCACATTATTGATATGACTCATACTGAAGATAAGGGTTGGTTTAAAAAACCCAAATCCATGATTGAAGCATCTAAAATTGCAGATGCAGTTTGTTGGATTGATACTGATATTGAAATATTAAAGAGTATGAAAGGTGCATTTGTTTATGTTGAGCCTAATAGAATTGCAATGGTAGAAGATAAGCCTTGGACAAAACGAATGGGAAATCAAGGTGCTTGGTACAACAGCGGTGTTGTTGCTTTTGAAGGTTGTCCAGATATTCTATCACGTTGGTCAAAAGAAGTTGAAACTAATCCTACTAGAGGAGACCAAGAAACTCTGCACTTTATGCTTCCTGATGCACTTAGCAAACGCATACATATTACAGATTTGCCTAATGAATATAATTGGTTAAGATTGCAGTTAGAACATGACAATCAAGATAGTAAAGCTAAGAAAGCTATTCATTGGACAGGCGAAAAGGGTAAAGATAGAATTAGGAGTATGATAAAGAATGGCTAATATTGCTCATATTATAGGTAACGGTAAGAGTGCTGGATTATATCAACCATCAAAAGGTTTAAAAATTGTATGCAACTTACCTCCTATGGAAGTCAATAATATATACACTACTGTAATGGTAGATTTTAAAATGATGAAAGCAATTCATGAGGGTCATGTGGTAGTTCCTGGTGACTGGGTATTAGGTGCAAGACCTAAAAAGTGGATGGAAATGCGTAATGATTTTTATATAAAATACTCAAAGCAAATCAAAGAATTTTATACGGTATTACCAAAATATGCGCCCAACTATACAGATTTTAATTGTGGCCACATGGCAGTACACTATACCATAAATAAGTTAGAGCGTGATGAAATTCACATGTATGGTTTTGATAGTATTTTTGGATTTGATATCACAAGTTATTCTGATTTGTATTTGCCATCACCAAGAGATACTTTAAATACTCAAAGATTAACAGAAAATTGGAGACCAATCTGGCATCATATGTTTAGAGAATTTCCAAAGGTTAAATTTGTGATACATCAAGACAAGGGTAATTCTCTAATAAAACTACCACAAAATGTAGAAGTATTTCATCCAAAAAAGACAAAAATAAAAGAAGTTTCTTTAAAATAGTGGTTGACAAAGTGGTTCTATTATGTTACTTTATAAGAGTAAAGAGAATCACTTAGGAGATAGAGATGCTAAACTTCACAATTCAACCCAACGAGACATTCAATTATTCAGTCCTCGAAGAGTTTTGTGAAAGCCATGAACTATTCGCTCAAATGAATAGTGACAATACAATAACTTTCTATTCACTAGTTCTTGATACTGTTGAAGAAGCCCATGAACAACTTGAAGAATTAGTTATATCCACTAACGATTAATTCAGATAGAAAGAGAAACTTCCATGTACACTTACTTCATAGATACCCGCCAGCATCTGTTGCCATACAAATACATTGATGATTTTGCTTACAATCATAATATCGAACGCCGTGCAGTAAGCAATCCAACTCAAAGACCACGCTTTTTCTTTTTCTCAAAAAGCTATGAACAGCTAGAAAAAGCCCATAGAGAAATGCGTAATCTGACACCTACACCAATAAGAGAAATACGTTTAGATGAAGTTCCGCGTTCAAAAAGTTGCTCTTACGACGATTTACGAAAGCAGACGCCTTCTTCCGAACGATTATTCATACCAGTCTCATGATCTTAGATACATACAATCAGCCAAAAAAATTAACTACAGAGTTACTTGACTCTGTAGTTGCTCATGCATCTGATATGCTTATGTTAGATGATTTAGATGAACTCCAATTAGTATTCAAGGGAGCAAATGGCGACAATTGCGGATACTTTGACGGCATTGGTGACGAGGAAGAAGGCGTTGCATCTATAGAGATTAACAGCAAAAAGTCCGTTGATGAAATAATTAAAACTATATTCCACGAATTAGTCCATGTTCAACAAGTTTTACATGAAATATTTGATGATGTTGCAAAAACTTGGCATGGAGAATATTTTGGTGATTTAGATTATAACGATCTTCCTTGGGAAATAGATGCTTTTGAAAAAGAAGAAGCCCTCTTTAATACTTGGAAAAGTAGTGTCTGAAATACTTTTAACTACTAAATATAGTATGAGACAACTACAAATGCGGTAATATATGCATCACAACAAACCTGCTCCTGCGGATGATCCACATGATGATTGGAGCAAAGATATTGACAAGTTAAACACTTGACAATAAAGTAAAAATCTGATATTCTAATAATGAAAAGAATCACTAAATATTAGCAAAGGAGTTGCTATGAGTGTAGACCGCGAAAAATTTACGGTGAAAGCCTACGATTTCACAGACGGAAAGTATCTACTTTCTGAATGGGCATCTGGATTTTCATATTCTCAAGCAGAACGGTATCTTAAACAATTAAGAGATAGCAAATCTTTTGCTAGATTAGAAATGACTAAAGTAATTAAGGAGTATCCCTATGAGATTAGAAATTGATATTGAAGAAGGTCCTGAATATATGAGTGCTGACGAAATTGCGGTGCATTCAATTTTAAATGGATATCACTTACCTAAAATAGACCATAAGAAAATTCATGATAAACTTATATCAGACTCATATAGTGGAAAACTAGGTCCTATGGATGAACGCGAAGTTGGATTTGCAATGATGCTAATTACTGCAATGACAAACACAAAACTGGTTGACAAACCATAAAAACTATGTTATGTTACAGTATAGAAAGAATCACTTGAAAAGGATCTAAGATGATTGATATGAACACACCTCAACCTGCTACCGATGACTCTCAATGGTGGGATGCTCGATTTAATGAAGTGAGTCGAATTTACGCAAATTCAATTCAAGGAGAACAGTCTGTTTCAATGGTTCAAGCTAAAGTGGTTGATCCTCGCTATGAACCACAGAATGGCATATACGAAACTGAATATAATGGTTTTGAGATTTCTCTTGGTCCATGGACCTTAATTCACACTAAAGAGGACATTTAATATGACTGATATTGAAATTCTTGCAATATTAGGCATTATGATTTGTTCTTTTGTTGCTGGATACGTTTTCGGACTGAGACATGCTTGGAAAGATGCAAATAAAATATACAACTCAATGTATACGAGGTTCTAATGATACGCGAAAAAACACCACAATCAGATATTATAATTGATCTTGATGGACCTGATGGTAATGCATTTTTTCTTCTTGCAAAAGCAAAAGAATATGCTCATTATAAAGGCACTAGAGCATCACCTATAACCAGTGAAATGTGTGCAGGAGATTATTTTCATTTAGTGAAAATTTTTGATAAACATTTTGGTGATTTTGTCGTTCTAGAAAGTAGTAATGAAAAACTTATGGAGTTTGTAAATGCGAATTAATTCATACGGGCGTACTGCCTCAGTAATGTCAACAATGCAAAACCGTGCTATTCGTAAAACAGAGAAAACAGATTTTCTCACTGTAATGGAGTTACAACAAATGACCATGTCAAATAAAGATAGTTCAAATCATTTGTCTAATAGGCATAAAGTTGATTTTGAAGCAATCGCTGACGCTATCATTAAAAGTGGTGATCTAAAAGTATGATCTTAAACGTCACCGATAAAGCAAAGGAGTACATGACCAATCAGTTAGTTTTAGCTGAAAAAAATTATGTACTCCTTGAAGTAAAAGGTGGTGGTTGTAGTGGATTTAAATATGAATGGTCATATGTTGAAGATGATTCAAAAGGAAATCTGATTGATAATATCTTAGTTCTTGATGCAATGGCAGAAATGTTTGTGTTTGGATGTACTGTCGATTATATAACAGAACTTGGTGGTAATTATTTGATAGTACAAAATCCAAATGCAAAAGCACAATGCGGTTGCGGAGAAAGTTTTGCAGTATGAAAATATTTATTCTTCAAATGATATCTTTAAATTTAGATAATCCGCATTCATATTTTGCTGGAACATTTTCTACTATGAAAAAAGCTAAAGCTGCATCTGAAATAGAATTGAAAAAGTTCACTGGACTTTATCAGCCATGTATTCATTGTTCTATTCTGGATGCGCCCGCAACTCAAGAACAATCGGATGATATTTGGTACAAAAAAACAAATTTAGGGGTTGACATTGATGTTGGATTATGCTAGTTTACTAGTATAGAAAGAATCACTTGAAAGGGTTCACAAATGTTTGAAGTTGGTATGGGATTTATACGAAAGTATGCTACAGAAGTTGCTGTAGGAGAGATTACATCAATCCATGAAGATGCTGATGGCGAAACTCTAATAGATGTTATGTTTGACGATGGTGCAGTAAAAGTCTATACCGAAAACTGTGTGATGAAAAATCTGGGTCGCCGCATTATTGTCACTGAAACTTCTTTAGCTACTACCTAAATAAAAGGTTGACAAGTACCACAGAATATGCTATAAAGTTAGTATAGAAAGAATCACTAGTCACTGAAAGGACTAAAAATGAGCAATCAATCAAATCAAGTAGATTTTGTTTCAGCCCATAACGGGGGAATTCAAATGTTTTCTGATCAAGGGTTAGTTGGTTACGGCAAAACTGCCGAAGCGATTGCTTATGTCCTTAACACAAAAGGAATTGCGTCTGAAATCTTTCAATCATCTTCTATGGACTTTGCCAGCGAATATGGTTTTGAAAATGATCAAGATGCTTCGTTTTTAATGAAAAAAGCTTTTGAATTAGTTTAAAATATGTTACGTTACTAGTGTAGAAAGAATCAGTTTAAAGAGTACTTTTTAGCAGGGTGCAAATTTTATTTGCTGTTTTGATTTGGGGGCGTCTGTGTTACGTTACCTAGGCCTAACGATAAAGAATGTGTTCCGATAGTAGGACATAACCCTGTTAATAAGTACTCTTAGACTTCTTACTACTGCGTCTGTGGATGAGGGAAGGCCAACTACACTCCACTATCGATGAAACAATTAGATACTGATCAGCAAAGGGTCAGAGTTATATAGAATTGTTGAGGTATGCAGAGGGCGTAGTAGTAAGAAGTTTAGACTGTTTTTTGGTGCGTCTGTGGGAGAGGGAAGGCCAACTAAACCCCATATTCGTAAGGGCGTATCAAAAAGCAGTCTATAAAGAATAGGTCCCTTGGCTCAACTGGATAGAGCAACAGCCTTCTAAGCTGTAGGTTACAGGTTCGAGTCCTGTAGGGTCCGCCAAGAAACTGGGTATGAAGTTAAATTGGAGCGCGAAGCGTTGGAGTTTAAAAGATTGCTCAGTGAAACCCTAGTCGGAATGAAAGCCTTGCAAGGTCGCACTAGGTCGGTAAATACTCTGTACCGACAGAAAGCAGAGCGTGGTTGTCCACGAGAAAGACAAATAGGAGGTGGAGATTGTGCATAGTCTCCACCTCTGAATACTAACTAAGACAGGAGAAAAAAATGTTGAAATGTATTGTAATCGCAGGTTCATTATTTTTAGGTGATGAAGCCAGAATGTTTCCAGCGCAAGGATCATTTTACTTTCATAAGTTTCAAGATTCATTAAAAGTTTATGGTGGCAACGGTACCCGATATGGAAGCTTTGTTATTCCTAAAAAAATGCAAGCTGAAACAATTGAAGAAGTTTTTAAGCTTTGTATTAAATAGAAATACGGAGATTAGCGCAGTCTGGTAGCGCATTTGCTTTGGGAGCAAAGGGTCAGAGGTTCAAATCCTCTATCTCCGACCAGTATAAATAGTTATTTATAAACCGAAAGGAATTCAAAATGCCAATTACACGCCCAGGATGGTGCAGAGGAGCACGACCAACACCAAGAGGTTGGTACAAAGGTAGAGAAAAATTGTTAGCTAGAAAATTTACAGAGCAAGAAATTAATGAATGGTATGCAGCAAATCCGTCTGAAGATCATAGGGAACCAGTACCGCAAGTACTGACAGAAACAATGCCTGTTGATCCTACTCCAGTGCCACAGCCTGAATTACTAGTCGAAACAATGCCTGCTGTTGATCCTTCTTTAGATGATATGACTAAACGTGAATTGGAAGAATTGGCTAGAGATCATGGTGTAGAACTGGATCGTAGGCAAAGCAAAAGAAGCCTTATGTCACAAGTTAAAAAACTTTTAGGATAAAATTATGGATGTAAAATCAAGTGCATATCAATATTTTATGGCTCAACAACCACTTGAATTAATTCACAAAACTCAAATGGCTAAAGATTTTCATATGGAACAAGCCGATAAACAAAAGCGTTGGGTCGAACAGACCGTGTCTGAACCAAGCAAAGCTTTAAGAATGTCTTATGAAGGGCATGTTGGTACATATGATGCAGCTGGAAAAATAAAGCGAGGTCCAGAGCCAGTTGAGGGTCCAATGAGTAAATCTATAGACATAGAAGCGTAGATAACCACCCACATATATAATGCAGGAGAGTTGAAAAATGAGAGATATTTTAATAAAAGCTTTTAAGAGTCATGCACAAGGTCATATTGATAAACATTTAGCTAATGTGGAAGTGTATCTTCACAATGCAGCTGGTGTTGGTGAACATCCAGATATTATTGAAGCAATAGAATCTGAATTGGATGAGGTTGCAAAGTATGACGATTTGCTATCGATGGTAAAAAAATATTTAGAGGATTAATAATGAAATATGTGATTGATATTGACGGAACAATTTGTAATGAAGTATTTGAGCCTGACGGTAAAAAAAATTATGAACTACATCAACCAATGCCAGAACGTATCGAAAAAGTGAATGCTTTATATGATGCTGGTCACACGATCAAATACATGACTGCAAGAGGTGCAGTAAGTAAAGTTGATTATGAAGAATTAACCAGACGCCAATTAATGTCGTGGGGTGCAAAATATCATGAATTGAGTGTAGGTAAAAAAGAACATTATGATATTTGGATTGATGACAAAGCATTTTGGTCTGAGAACTTTTTTAGAGAAACTGGGGAAACTTATGAGTAATATTTTTCATTTAGCAATTGAAGGTGGCAAACTAGAAACAACGCTACCATTTTATACAGATATTTTAGGCTGCAAATTAGATATGGCTGAAGAAGGTCGCTGGCAAGATATTGATTTTTGGGGTAATGAGTTGACATTGCATGAATCCAAACCTAGAACTGGTGAGGGCATTGCGCCCGCAAAAGGACCTGATAGACATAGACATACCGTCGATATGGGTGAAGTATGCGTACCACATCTAGGAATTCACTTACCATACGATGAATATCAAAAGGTTCGTGCAAGTGTAAAAGATACTGTAGGATTTCTTGATACTCCATATACACGATTTAAAGGCACAAATTATGAGCAGGAAACATTTTTTGTAGAAGATCCTAACAGAAATGTCATTGAAATTAAGAGTATGTTAAAAGTTTAGTATAAATAATATTAATACCTAGGAGTACTTGATTATGCAATTAACTGACGATACAGAAGCAGAGCGATATAGAAAAATACTTCTGGAACAAGCATCCCAAATCGAACTTTTAAAAAAACAATTGGCACAAGAAACAAGAGAAAAGTACGGTTATATTGAACGTATAAAGGAATTGTTAAATGAGTAAAATATTTTATGCCCTGATGTTATCTTTTGTTTTTGTATCAAATGTATTTGCACAGAGTAAAGATAAGACGCCTGAAGAAGCCCCACCGGGTATTATACCTAGAGC